GCCAGGAATATTATCAGATTTGTCACCCTCAAGAATTCTATACATCAAAAAATTGTGTGGTGGAATTTCATAATCCCGTTGCACAGCAAGTGGATTGTATAAAACCTTTTTGGTTGGAGACCACACGGAAATCCGGTCATTTACAAGTTGTAAGAAATCCTTGTCCGTGCTCATTATAACTATATTACTTTCGGTCAGCAACTGCTTGGAAATATAAGCCATTGAATCATCGGCTTCTATATTTTCAATCGTCACAATTGTCATTGGAAGATGTTTGAGATATTCCAATGCTCGCTGAATCTGCATGTACATGGACTGTTTTTCATCCTCAACAGAACTGAATTCATCCGACCTATTTACTTTTGATGCAATCTTGCGATTTGCTTTATATTCGGGAAATAGTTTCTTGCGCCGCTTTGACCCGCCCTTACCATCAAATGTGATAATGACACGAGTTGGTTGTATGGTTTTTATTGCATACCCAACCGAGCGTAAAAATCCCGTGATGCCACCCACATGAACCCCATTTACATTGGTAGTTGGGGTCACCGCAAAAGCACGGATAAATGTGTTTAGACCATCTATTATTAAAACCTTGCTGTCAGTTTCAAGGCTGTCAGCGTTTTCATGCTCATCTTTTAACTGAGTCATGATATTATTAAAAATCTTTCTATCAATCATATTATACCCGTTTCCAAGACAAACGAACGGGTATTTTATACTTTTTTATGTAACCATATATTTATACAAGAACATACAACCTAATAAAATACCCTATTTCGTTTATCACCTAAGTAGATTTTCTTAGCCGCCAAGCCTTCTACTTAATTTTATTCATCAACGATTTCAATATCCTCTTCATCATGGACTTCGGCATCGCTTTTGTATTCCATTATTAAAGCACCACATATCAAATCATATATGTACTCTTCAAGACCTTCATTCTCTGCAAGAGCTTCTTTAAATTTCGCAGGGGTGAATTTAATCACCTTATCGTTGAACTCAACAACATACGAATTTTTCTCTTTCTTACACAATTTGTAGTCTTTTAGCACCACAAGCCAACTCGCATAATCATCTATACCAGAATCAAAATACATGTGGAACTCCGCTTTTCTTAACGGTGGACCCAATCTGTTTTTTGTGATTTCACACTTGGTTTTCATACCAACGATTTCTTCACTTTTCTTAATTCTTCCAAGATTTGAAAGACGGATGCGAACCGATGCGTGGAATGGCAATGCTTTACCACCCGATGTTGTATATTTATCACCGAACATTGCACCTAATTTGTCACGCAATTGATTAGTAAAAACTATTGCAATTTTTTCTTTGCTGATTAAATTGGTAATTTTTCTCATAGCCTTAGACATGATAATTGCTTTTGCCGTAGCCCAGCCTTCCTTATCAAAATCTTGCTCCATTTCTACCTTTGTGGATGCGCCCGCCACGCTATCAACTAAAATAGCAACAAGCCTGTCGCTATCACCTTCACGAACCTTGGCAATAATGTCTTCAATTGTTTCAAAAACATCTTCCATAGTTTCCGCTGGGACATACACCATCTCTTGTGTATTAACACCAATTGCATTTAAAAATTGTCGGCTAACCGCAGATTCAGTATCAATGTATACTGCGATTCCACCTTTTTTCTGACACTCTGCCAGAATGTGTGCGCCAACCAAACTTTTACCGGACGCTTCAAGGCCATTAATTTCACATATTCTACCAACTGGTATTCCACCATGTGGCATATTTGCAATGCGTAAATCTAATATACTTGAGCCGGTTGAAATTCAATCGGAAATATCAGCGGGATTTTCATCATCAAGAAAATGTGCAACCTTTAGTCCGCCACCTGAATTCAAGGAATCTGCAATTGAATTAACAAGCACATCTTCCCTATCTATTGTATCTGTCATATTTTTCTCCATCATGTAATTGGGGCGAAGTTGCCTCCGCCCCTGTTATTACTTTACCGTTTATGCTGTTGCCTTGGCCTTGTTGAACAGGTCATCGAAATCAGCGGCGGTTGCAGACTGGGATGTAACCTCAGCCTGTTGTGGTGATGGAGTGTCGGTTACTTCAGTATCTTCTTCTTCATCCGTTGGATTCAGATATTGGACTAAAGCATCCTTCAAGTCATCATATGTTAATTCCTGATAGACTTCCCTAATATCCTTTTGGTTATTAAGTAGTGCATCCAACTGAGCTTTGTTCTCAGTCAATGGTGTCTGATTAGGTTTAACACGGATTGTTGTTTTTGGAAAGTTTGCGCCGGTTTCTTCCTTTGGAATGAATTTCACCGTGATGTCACGACCGTTTAACGGGTCTGAAATATCACCATAATCTTCATCAAGAAAGAATTCCATTAGCTCAGTATTAACTAACTTTCCAAAGCCCCAAAACTTAACACCTTGAGCTTCTTCACCACGAACAACTACAGGTAGAAATGTACGTGTTTTGGCCTCAAGTTTACGAGCCATTTGATAAGAATCCTTATCTCCGTTTGCTCTTAGTTTAATTGCGAATTCTTCGATTGGGTCAGGACGACCGAATGAAAGGGGTGACAAGTATGTTTTTCCACCAATGTCATAGTGGAATTGCATTTCAATAAATGGATTATCCGGTACGTGCTTATATGGTACTACACGAATGACCGTTTCACCATTAGTTGGTTTTCACAGGCTTGTGGTTTTGTTTGACTCGCTGTTTAATTGTGTTAGTTTTTTACGAAGTGCATCAAGATTGATTGCTCCCATGGGTGTTCTCCTCTTTTGTTATTTGTCATTTGTCTTTTGTCGATGGCCATTAGTTGTCTTGCAACCTTTTCCATACATTAATATATAGCATATATATTCGCCAAATGCACGTTTATTTTGGGTTTTTTTGAATTATTTTTGAATTATTTTTTAGTAAATCTGGGATAGGATGCTTTCATAAACAAAGTCAGCGTCCTCGTTAACCCAATCAAGCTCCTGCTCAGTTAGGTCACGTCCGTCTATACTCGCCTGTGAAATGAACGCATCACAATAATCTGGGGCGTCTTTGGAATTGATATCTTCTACATAAACATCTTCTAATTTTGATAAGTCTACCACGAACCATGTTCTCCTATAATTACACCACATATGTTGTCATTTCCCTCACACCCTATAATACAACATTTTTCTGCGATATGCAAGAACTATTTTGAATTATTTTTATACAATCCATTCTTCATCTACTCGTGTTTTGCCACATTTAACGCATGTGTAAGTAACCGCAAATCCACGCTTCCTTACATACGTCCCAAACAGCGACACATAGCCGTACGAACGTTCCAATGAACGGGAGTCAGTTTTCTCATAGATGTGTGAATAGCACCTATTTTTGAACCAATTTAGTCCCAACATGATTTCGTCCATTCCCATTGACCATCTTCACGGAGTTGAATTCGCACGTCACCTTCGGAGTAATCCTTCTGACCTTCAAAATATGCATATTCCATCGCTTTGCGAACGCTTGCTTTGATGGTTGTTGAATTTGAGGCATCTACTTCTATGGCCGATGACTCGCTGATAATATCATCAGTTACTATAATTGTAGTTACCGGTGCCGTAGACGTGAGCGTACCATTAATGATTCCAATATGGTCGTGCGACCCATCACATCCAGCACTCTGCGCAGTTATCGCCGATGTGAACCCTATAAAGCGTGCTATCAGGCTCGTCCCATTCATAACCATTGTGCTTATTGATGTGATGTCCTGGCTCTATTTCTTCTCGGATTTTCTTGTCAACTCTCGCTTTATGAAAGTCCGACAAGTCCCTATAATCGGTCATTGTCATTGTGCACTCCATTTTTAGGCTTCTCAAGCAACTGCTTCACAACATCAACAATTGCCAATAGTTCATCTATTTCCTCAAACTTCAAAACTTGGTCGCCCTCATCATTCAGTTGAGTGAGCTTAATAATTTCACCGCCGCCCTCATCATCCAATGCGACCTCAGTTACGAGGTCGCCGAATATTGGACTTGTTTCAGACATTGGGAACACATTAATTTGTATCACCTTTGATTTATATTTTTTAGACATCTTCAACCTTCGTTAAAGCAACACC